TCTGGTGTGTAAGGCATTTTTTATCTCACTACTTTAAATACAAAATCGTCATCAAAGTACTGTATGGTTTCATCTACTGTGTTACTTCCACTAACTACTTTAAATTCAAATTTATAGTATCTCTCAGATTGAAATCCATTCATCCAAAGGTTAAAATAGTTTCCTGTTGAGTCACAACTTACTAAAGATCCTGTACCAAATGGTATGATAACATCTTCTGTTTGAGCATCTCTGACAGAGTAGTAAGCACCATCACCACCTATACTTCCCTTACTTCCGCTTGGTAAATACTTTGCTGTTAGATACTCTGACGCAGTATTGGAGTAGGATTTCGTTGGATACTTTGCTCTACCTACCAATCTAAACTTTACTCTTGATGTTTCTTTATACTCCGGCCTTAAATTTTTCATATAGACGGACATATCCTCTAACTCTGTTGAAGATAAAGCACTTAAAGTTCCTGTATTCCATTTTGTATCGTACCATTCTACTTCTAATTTTGGTGGATAGATTGTATGTGTTTGTCTTGAAAAGAATTTAAAATTACCTAATCTATCTTGACTTCCTTCATCCGTATTAGCGTCTGTATTTCCAAAACTACCACTTCTCTTAACTATAAATCCTTCGTTTGGATATGTACCATCCAACCATTTATTTACAATCGGAGTTACATCCATTCTCATATCGGAAGTCTCATACTCAAATGATTGAGAGGCAAATGATGAAGTATACCAAGCACCACCTTCATTTTCTCCTGAAGAACCACTCCAAAAAGATTTTTGGGTTACCCCATCTCTGTATTGCCAACTAGCACCTTCTAAAGTTACAGGATCATCATGTGCTGTACCTTGTCCCTCAAGCCAACTTCCGCTTATAGGATATGCATATAACGATTGCGATACACTTAAATTTTCAGATTTAGCATCAAACATATTTAGGTAATATTTTGGATTTGTGATACTTCCATTTGCAACAAGCTTTGAAATTTCATTAAGATCAAATTTTATTAATATACGAGATACCTTTACATTGCCACCACTAGTGCTCATATCTTTTCTAATTTCTAATATCTCATCCAAACCTGCATTTGAAGAGCCACTTGCTTGATAAATAGTTGTATCTATATCAGGAAAAATAAAGTAGTTCATTAATTACCTCCAGCTGAATCACCGACAACTCTTCCTTGAATGTCAGATGAAAATTTTAGTTCAAAACAACTTGGGTCTAAGGATGGAAAGATAATTCCCTCTTTGGTTGCAGCGTTGATATCATAAAGATTTCCAGAGTAACCATCAGATTCTTTATACTTGTTAACTATAGAAACCGGAAGATTGTTAGGATTATTCGATTCTGGTGGAACTACAGCAGATACACCATCCACTAATGATAATCTGTAAGCTAAATCAGCTAAAACAATCGGTTGTCCAATTTGCCATTTATCAATATCAAAAAATGATTGTACTTCTTGTATAGCTCTCAAAACTACTTCTTCTTTGTTGTAACCCACCTTAGTGAGTAAATCGAAATTAACTCCTATATTGATTACAAAAGCGTCTTTAATATTTACAGCATCAGTAACCATTCTGAACTGAGTTAGGTAGGTTTGAATATTTTCTTTTACTGCTTTATTGAGCATTGATAACTTTTTGTCAGAGTCATACCCTAAAACATATAAGTTAAGAGCTAATGGATTTTCAATTCTATTAGTACCATTTTGATTAGCAACACCATTAACATCTAATTGTGAATCTTGTACAATATACGCTTTAGAAACATTACCATATTTAGGAGGCAAAGCGTAAACTCTTGTAATGTAGTCCTCTTTTGTAACAGCTCTTTGTTGTGCTTGAAAATAAGATAGTGTGTTGTTTTTAACCTCAATAACACTTTGAGCACCTCTACCACCAGATGCGGGTAGGGGATTATTTACAGCTATTGAATTTCTAGTAGAGCTTACCAATACTGATGATAATCCTGTCTCATCCAAAACAACTCTTGAAGATTGTATAGATCTTATACTGTTAGATATAACATTGTGTTCTACACCACCACCATGTCTGTATGTAATTGTTAACTGAGTGTTAGATGGTGCTTGACCATAAGCCTTCGTATCTAAAAAATTAGAGGGATCAAGAGCTTGTCCTAACTTAGATGGAGAACCTGGTAGAGAAGAACCAACTTCATCTGGATTTGGAACTATCTCTTCATCAGGACTATCCGATGTACCAGCACCAAATCTTAATTCTGTTTTACCATCTTCCCTAATAAATGTTGTAAATCTTCTTGTTGTTTTTAATAATTTCAAAAGATATGGAGCCTGGTCAGCAAAAGCATATAGCTCATCATCATTTTGGGATGTATTTTCCATATCTGTAAATACTGTATCTTGTGCTAAGAAAGGGACTTCGTACCAATCATTACCATCGCTGTCCGTACAAGAAATAATTTCAGTTACATTCGAATTTGATAAAGCAATTCTTTTGTATTTTTCAGCAGTATTAAATGTAAAAAAATCTGTAGAAACTTCTCCACTAACAACCTTTACCGATTTTTTAAGTAGGTATGTTACAGGAACAACATTTGATTCATATATCGTAGTATCCTTTGGTTCTGAAATACTTTCAAAACTGAAGTTACAATCCTCTTGGGTAGTAAAAGTTATTCCTGAATCTGATATAAGTTCCATACCTTCCTTAACAGTAAAAGCATAGTCTAAATCAGGAGATGTAACAGTATCCTCTCCTGTCCCACTCACATCAGCCGGAACAGTTTGATATATATCTAATATTGCTGTTGCTGGTGTAGCTAATTTAGGTTTGTATCCCAAAGATTGTGCCATATTGTACACAGTTCTCTTTTCTTCTGCAAATGCTAGTAGACTCTCTTTGAATTGATTATCTATATAGTAAGATAAAACATCTCCTACATAAGAAGCCATTTCAATAAACATCATACCAGGAGAAGATTCGTTAAAATCGTTGTATTCTCTTGGAAAATATATTTTAGAAAATTCAATTAGATTCTCTTTAAAAGATGTAAAATCTTTATTTAGATATCTAACTTCCTTTACTGATTTTTTTGGTGTAGAATAAGGCATTTTCTATCTCCATTTATTCTTAATTATTAGAATAACTTTTTGTGTCTATTGTTAACTTTTCAACATTACTTAAATCTGTATTTAGAGAAAAGTGTAATTCTATACCCACTAAACTTTTATTTGTTTCAGAAAAGTTGATATCTAGCTTTACAATATTTACGAAAGGTAAAAATTGACTCACAGAAGAACGAATTGATTCTTCTACTTTGCTTTCAACATCATCTTCTTGTTCAAACAAAACATTGATTAAATCCGATCCAAATTGTGGATTACCAAGTCTTTCACCTTTTTTTGTCAACAAAAGATTTCTGATGTTGTACTTAGATTGTTCTACAGAAGTTTTGGTTCTATCAAAAAAGCCATTACGACTGTGGTCTAATGGAAGTTTTAAACCAATGTAAACATCTTCATCTAAATCTTTTTCAATTACACTCATTACTTATTATCTCTCTTTTTCAAAGCTTTCATTACTCCACTGTAATCTTTTGTTAGATTACTCATTACATCTTGAACTGCTTTGTTCGATGTATTTGCTCCAGCTGCTTGAGCAGTTTGTATAGCAGCAGCTTTTCTCCTACTCTCAGCATCTCCCATCATATTACCATAACCCATAGCTTCAGCCATTTTTGAACTATCAAAAATTTCTCCACCCATCGTTGGATACTCATCCATTTCTCCAGCAGTAGCCGTTTCGTTTAAAATGTCATTCAACACAGGATTTTTTGTGTATGTAACTTTTTCTTTGGGTTTGGACTTTCTTTTAGGTAAAACTTCTATAACTTTATCTTCTACCAAAGTAGATTGTTGAGCCATAGACTTCATTCCTTCCTTTATAAATATCTCCCTAACCTCTTTTTGTACTTCCTGTCTAACTATTTCTTTAATTAAACTAATTAACTTTGATGTTTTAGCCATAACTAACTCCTTACTGTTTTATATAAATATATTAAGATAACATTTCTCTTCTTTCTTTCCTAATCCTTTTAGCCTCTTTTATTTCTTCTTTTAAGTCTTCTATTTTTGTTTTTGTATCTTCTATGAAATCTTCTAAATTATCTAAAATTTTTGGAGCTACATTCAACTCTTTGGTCACATCTTCAAGCTCCTTTCCAACTCTATCAATTATATTCTTTTGAACGTAGGCAGCAGCTGCTGATGCTGGATTTAGGGAAGAAGCTATAGTAGCTGCTCTCTCCGATATTTCAGCAGCTGTTTTGCTTAAATTTATAGATTTTCGTGCATCATCTACATTCTTAATTGTTTCATTGACTACCTCTTTAGCTTTTTTAAAGTTTGCTATTAGAGTGTCAATATCCTCAATTACTTTACCAACATCTTCACTACCTGAACGAACCTGTTGTATCAATGAATCAACTTTTGTATCTATTTCTTCACGCCTTTTATCAATCTCATTTTGTATAAGTTCTCTTAATGCATCGGATGTTTTACTCATTTATTTTCTCCATATACCTAATAAAAACTTGAAACAGTTTCAACCTCATTATCAGATTCTGATAATATCTCTTCGTTTGTGTTCGCTGGATTGACTGTTGAAACACTTTTATCATTAGCTATTCTAACTTTATCACTTAAAACTGATAATATTTTTGGTTCTAAATTTTCTATATCTTTTTTAAATTCCGAAGCAGCAACCGATATCTGTGATGGTCCTACATCATCAGAACTTATCTTATTAGCAAATTGTTTTAATGTAGAAAATAAAGGAACAAGTAACTCTGTCAATTCCTTTCCTTTAACCGCAGGATTTTGTCCTTCGGGATCTCCTAAATTTATAGTACCATTACCCTCAACCTCAATATTGACAGAAGTTCTTGAGCTTATATTTATATTTCTGCTTGCTAGCATATGAATATCACCACTTGATTTATTCAAAGTTCCATCACCTTTAGCATTAAGAACTAGCTTATCTGAATTAATCGTTATCATATCACCATTCATAACACCACCAACATTTGGCGGCCAATTTTTTGATGGGGCAGCTGGATTTAAAATTTCCCCCGCATTCTGAGTTAATCCTGAAGTAATAAAAATTGAAGAACCATCATTGTTAATATCTTGTAGGTGAGGAAAGCTTTCATCGTTTTGTTTCTGTTCGTATAAGAATTGGTTGTTTGTTATCTTAATATTAGGATTTAAAAATAGTTTGTCGCTACCAAATTTTACTCCCTGTCCAAATCTTCCATTTAAAACTAAATCTCCTTGCTCTCCTAAAAGCAACCTATTGTTTTTAGTACGTTGAAATAATACTTTACCTTCCCCCTTCTCACCCGCGGCTCTGTTCATACCTACGCTGTTTCTTAAATTTAAAGGAAAGTAGTAGTAATATTGTCCACCATGTTTAGCAACATTAATTACCTCACCCTTTAGAGGATATGCTGTTATATGAGGAGATAATGGTTTGATGTATGCGGGAATCTCATCTGACCTATTTTGACTATATATAAAAGATGCTCTTATACTACCAAAGTAAGAATAATCAATTACATCATCATTGTTAGAATCACTAAAAGTAGGAAAATCAGGATCTTCAGGATCAACATAAACTTTTGTTACTATTGCTGGTTCTAATTCGTAAAATTCAGAAATTTGGTCTACATTGTCATTTATTATATTGTATACATCACTGTAATTTGTATATCCAGTTTTATCTATACGCCTATTTAGAATAGTTTTTGCTTTACGATATGCCATTAATTTTCAACTCGTTTTATATCTTCCGTTATTTCATCCGAATGTGTTTGTAAGTCTGTCGCAGCATCTTCTATCGCACCAAGCAACTGCTCTTTTTCAGCTTCTGATAAACCGAACTCTTCTTCGGAACCACCTTTGTTTTCAGCAGCTATAATTCTCTGAACGATAGCAGCTACCTTTACTAATTGGTCGTCATTTTTTACATTGATTTCTAAATACTCCTTTAACATAGGAATTATTTGAACCGCTGTATCACCATCCTT